CTTTCCAGGTGCCTGGCCAATAAGGACAACAGATGGCGACACAAGCCCCAAACAGCTACAAAGACCCGTTCTGGTCTGACCTGGCGTCCAGCACCGAGCAGAAGCTCGGCCTGCCGTCTGGTCTGCTTAAGTCGGTGCTGCTTTATGGCGAGCGCAGCAATGCCGACCAGGTGTCCGAGGCCAACGCCAAGACGCCATTCCAGATCATCCCAGCCACCCGCAAGGCTGTGCTGGACAAGTACGGTGTGGACGCCTATCTCAGCCCACAGAACGCGGCCGAGGCTGCTGGCCTGCTGCTCAAGGAATCCCTGCAGCGCAACAAGGGCGACATCAAGCTGGCCGCTGCCGAGTACCACGGCGGCACCGACCCGAAAAACTGGGGGCCTCGCACGAAGTCCTACATTGAGCGCGTGACTGCCGGTGTCGGCCAAGAGCAACAAGCCACGCTCCCCGGAGGTGGGGACAGCACGTTTCAACGCGTCATGGCTGCCCGAGGTGGTGCTGGCGCTGCTGCTGGTGGCCCTGCTATGGCCCCTGGCTCGATTCAAAACATCTTCAACGCCTACAGCTCCGGCCAGATGACGCCTGAAGAGGCGGCAGAGTTCGAGGCCGACGTCCAGTCCGGCGCGATCATGCTGCCCCGTGGCGCTGCCCTGCGTGGCCAACAGCCTGCGCCAGCCCAAGGCACAAAGCCAAGCACACAAGTCGCTGAGCTACCTCCTGCCGTGGTCGATGCCTACAACACTGGCCGCATGACCCGCCAGGAAATGATGGATTTGGAGGCAGACGTCAAAGCTGGCATGGTACGTGCACCAGCTGGCATGCAGCTCAAAGGCACCGAGGCCTTGGGCGTGCTTGGCGGAATCCGCGAGGCCATCACTGGCACAGAGCGCGAAACGCCCACAACTCAGGCGCTGCCTGATTGGGCATCGATGCCCGAGCTCAACACATTCAGCATGGCCAGCTTCAAGTCGGCCCTTGGCACGATGATGACCAACCCGCAGGAAACTGTGCAGGTCATCCAGTCCAACTTCCCCGGCGTGCAAGTCAGCCAGGACGAGAAGGGCAACTTCGTGCTGCAGTCGTCCATTGATGGCCAGCTGTACGCCATCAAGCCTGGATTCCAGGTGAGCGACATTCCCCGCGCTGCTGGCGCTTTGGCCGCCTTCACCCCAGCTGGCCGCGCCACCACGCTTCCCGGCATGGCCGCTGCTGCCGGTGGAACCCAGGCCGCCATCGAGGCCACACAGGCTGCCACTGGCGGCCGATTCGACGCTGGCGAGGTGGCTACAACCGCTGCGCTGGCTCCCGTACTCCCGGCCGCTGTGCGCGGCGTGCAGGCCGTCCGTGCTGCCCGGGCGCCCGTTGCGCCTGTTGCTGGCCCTGCGGCCCCTGCTGGCGCTCCAATGGGCACGGCGATGGCCCCAGCCGCACCTGCTGCACCTGTTCGTGCTGCCGCTGCCGCGCCTGAAGTCCAGCCTTCTGCCATGCAAGTCACACCACCGGCTGCTCCAGCTGCCGCCATGACCCCGCAGGAACTGGCCACGACCGCACGCACGGCCGCCGAGGGTGGCATGGGCGCAACCCGCGCCACTTCCGTGCTGGCTGGCCAGGCCGCGCCAGATCCGAAGGTGCTGGAAGCTGCTCGACGCCTTGGCATCGACGAATACCTGCAGCCAGACCACCTGACCTCGAACCAGGCTTACCGCGAGCTGGCCCAGGCCGTGAAGTCCATCCCTGGCAGCCAGACCCGCGCAGCTGAGATTCAGGGCCTCGAGCAAGTTGGCCAGCGTGCCGACCGCCTGATCAACGAGATTGGCGGCACGACCGACCTGAGCAAGCTCAACCAGGCCGTGCGCACGCAGCTCGACCAGACCGTGACCAACCTGTCCAACCAGGCTGATGACGCCTACAAAGCACTTCGCACGCAGATTCCGTCGCAGACCCGTGGCGAGGCAACCAACGTGCTGGAATTCGTGCAGCGTCGTGCCGATGACCTGGACGGCGCTGAAAACCTGTCGGCCTTGGAAAAGATGGTGCGCAGCAAGCTGACGCCCAAGCCCATCAAGGATGAAGCTGGCAACGTGATCGGCACCCGTGCCCCGACCTACGCCCTGATCGATGACGTCCGGCGCGATGTTGGTGCTGCCGCACGCCAGGCTGGCCCGTTCGCTGATGCTGACACCGGCCTTGCAAAACAGCTCTACCGCCTGATCGACGATGACCAGTTCGCGCTGGCCCAAGGCGCTGGCCAAGGTGAAAGCTACCGCCTGGCTAAGAGCATGGTGCAAATGCGCAAGGGCTTTGAGGATGACATGGTGTCTCTGTTCGGTCGCCAGCTCGACCAAAGCCTGGTGGGCAAGCTGGAATCAGCCACCATGTCGTTGACCAAGGGCGATGCCGACAAGCTGGCCAAGATTCTGACCGCCATTCCGAAGGACATGCGCCAGATGGTCACTGCCTCAGCTCTGAACACTGCCTTCGGCAAAGCCACCCAGAACGGCGCTCTGAACTTCAATACCTACGCCAAGTGGTACGAAGGCCTGCTGGCCAACAAGCAGGCCTATGCCGCGCTGATGGCCAACCTGCCGCAGCCTGCACGCAAGCAGCTGTCCGACCTGTACCGCGTGGCCAGCAACGTAAGCAAGGCCACCCGCGAGCGCATCACCACCGGCCGCATCCAGGCCGTCCAGCAGGAGCTGCAGGGCGCTGACAACCTGCTGACCAACATCTACGGCGTGGCCAAGCGTGCTGCAGTCGGCCTGCCCATCGAGGCGGCCACATCGGCCGTTGGCTTGCCTGGTGCTGGCATTGCATCCGGCCTTGCCGCTGCGCTGACCAAAACCAAGCCTGGTGCACTGAAAGCAGCCGATGAGCTGATCTCGTCGCCTGAATTCCAGCGCCTTGCTGTCGAGACAGTTTCCACAGGCAACCAACCGTCCAAGGCTACCGTAAAGGCTGTCTTGATGTCACAATCTTTCCAGAAGTTTGCCGACGCGGTGAAGCTCCCACGCGAAATGAGTGCGCGTGAGAAATTCATCGTTCAATCGCTGCAGGCCAAGGAGCAATTCGACCAGGAGAACCAGTAATGTCCGCACTCTCGATTCAACCCACCTACCCGATCTTCACGGACATTGATGGCCAGCCTCTTGAGGATGGCTTTGTCTGGATCGGCCAGGCCAACCTTGATCCTCAGGTCAACCCCATCAACGTCTTCTGGGACGCTGCGCTGACCATTCCGGCAGGCCAACCCATTCGCACGCTTGGCGGCTACCCGTCCAACAGCGGAACGCCAGCACGCTTGTATGTCAACAGCGATTACAGCATCCGAGTGATGAACAAGAACGGCAGCGTGGTGTACAGCGCACCGGCTGCGACGGAGCGATACAACGATGTTGTGATCAGCCAGGTGAACGCAGAAGATGTAATTTACGATCCTCCGTTCACAGATTCTGTTCAGACCAACGTCGAGGCAAAGCTGGCACAGACCGTCAGCGTCAAGGACTTCGGTGCCGTGGGGGACGGGGTGACGGATGACACGGCAGCTTTCGCCAACTCCTTTGCTACTGGTAAAGCTGTCTATGCGCCAGCAGCCACCTACCTGCTGAACTATCTGCAAGTGCCGTCCAACACATACCTGTTTGGTGACGGTGCAAGTACGATCATCAAGCCTTTCACGCCTGATGTGCGCTGTGCTCTTGGGGCAGAAAGCGGCAGTGCATCAACCTACATCGAAAATATTACGATCCGTGACGTGCAATTTTTAGGCGCTGTTGCGACACAAGGTTTCAGTGAGCAAAAGCACCTCACCAGCTTCAACGGTGTTCGCAACCTGCTGATTGAAAACTGCCACTTTGTTGGATTCCGTGGCGATGGTATTTATCTTGGTAGCGGCGACGCTGGCGGCGCAACAGAACGGCACAACATCAACGTCGCTGTGCGCGGCTGCCTGTTCGACGGCGTTAACAAAGACAACCGCAACGCAATCAGCATTATTGATGGCGACGATGTAATCGTTGAGGACTGCTATTTCACTCGCACGACCCGCAGCAACATGCCGGGCGCGATTGACATTGAGCCAAACGCAAACACATTTCACGTCGTTCAGAACATTAAAATTCTGAACAATAAATTTTTTGATATTGGAGGTGGCGCTGGCGCAATTGCTTTTGTGTTCCAAGAGCAAGCCTATACGACGCCGCCAAGCAACTTTTTGGTTAGTGGTAATACCATAGACACTTGCGCGTTTGCCGGTATCTATTGGCAGTACAACATTACTGGCGGCGTTACAGACAGCTACGCAAGCAACAACATCGTCGTCAGTGAGAACGTCACGAAAAACACAACGTTCCCGTTCATTTTCATCAACGCGAAAACGTTGACGATAGAGAACAACACGTTTGAAACAAGCAGCCAAGGTGCGCGGTTGTCCACGCTTTTAGCAAATCAAAACATCATCGACGTTCTTGTTCAGAACAACTTGTTTGTAGATTGCGCCACCGCAAGCGGCGGTGGATTGGGCATCTTGCCAGCCACTCGCGTTTCCGTTCTAAACAACGAGTTCAACGATTGCGGCAATGGCACGAATGGTGGTGCCATCCAATTTAACTCAGGCACTTCTTCCAGCGTCACCATTGCTGGCAACAACTTTGTCACGCCAACTGGAAAGACGATCTACGCGATCCGCAAAGAAGCTGGGCACACGTTTACGCCTGCCACTAATGCGTTCTTCAACAACCGGCTCAACGGACTCAGCAACACCTTTGAGTGGTTGCCTAACGAGGCCGCAGTTCCATCAATAACAGCACAAGGCACAGCTTGGACGCCCACAGTTTATGGGGCCACAAGCGCAGGTACTGCCACCTATTCAGTGCAGACAGGGTTTTACACCAAGATCGGACGAACGGTGTTCTTCAGCCTAGAGTGCAACTGGACGGGTCACACCGGCACCGGGCAGGTTTACGTCAGCCTCCCCGAAAATACATCGGCGACCGAAATGTCTGCGTTCACTACGGCGAACTGTTTCCTTTACGCGGTGACACTGGCTGCCGGTGCACAACCGTACGCTTTGATCAACAAAAATCCTGCGAATCGCTTGCAGTTATACACGTTGAACGCAGGGACTTTGGCTTCGTTGTCTGTTCCTGCGTCTGGCAGCCTTGTTATCAGCGGAAGCTATACATCGGAGACTTGATTCAATGATTGCTCCATCTTTCGCGCTTGACTTCACGACTGCCTCCTTGGACAGCAGAGTTACGTTTACCCGCGCAACAAGCGCATCTAATCCTGCAACCTTTGTGAATAGTTCTGGCGTGATTGTTGCCGCAAGCAATGACCAGCCGAGGTTCAATTACGATCCTGTGACGCTTGCCTGCAAAGGGTTGCTGATTGAAGAATCACGAGCGAACTTGTTGAATTACAGCGCATCGGTTGGCAGCACTGGATGGAGCACCAGCAACGCTGGCACAGCGTCTTTGCCAACTGTGACTGCTAACTTTGCAACGGCACCAGATGGAACTACTACGGCGTCAAGGCTTCAAATGACGCTCAACGGTGGAACAGGAAGTACGGCAAACTTTTGTACTGTGCAGCATAACGTGGTGTCGCTTACAAACGGCGCAAGCTACGCACAAAGCATTTACCTGAAATCGAATGACAGCAACACATACGTGATGCTTCTGCGCGATGACTCTGGTAGCGGCGCGTTCTCCAAACTTTTGACAATCACTCCGCAATGGCAGCGGTTCGATCAGTCTGTTGTCGCAAGCGCAACTGCTGGTAGTGGTATTCGTTTGTGGCTTCGCGGTGGTCTTGGTACTTCAGACACAGTTGATGTTCTTGCTTGGGGTGGTCAACTCGAAGCCGGAGCCTTCGCCACCAGCTACATCCCAACGACCACGACAGCCCTGACCCGCAATGCCGACGTAGCCACCATCACCGGAACCAACTTCAGCGACTGGTGGCAGGCAGGACTTGGCGGTGCAACGGTGCAGGCTTTGCCTTCCACAGTCTCTGGCATCCGTCCTTTGATTCAGTTCGACGATGGTACGGCCAACGAGATCATTACACTTCGCGGCAACACAACAAATCCCGAGCTGTACATCGTTGACGGTGGTGCACCGCAGGCTCAGATTGACGCTGGCACCATTGCCGCCAACACGGCCTACAGTTTGACCGGCTGGTGGCAGACCAACTTCTGCGCGGCTCGGAAGGACAACGGCGCTCGGGTCGAAGATCTGACCGCAACCATTCCAACAGTCACACAGGCGCGGCTTGGGTCGGACGGCACGAACTATCTGAACGGTCATCTCGCCACCATCAATTACTACGATCAGTTCTCAGGCCAGATTTACACTCGGCGCAAGAACAAGGTCATCTTCAACGTCATCTAAACCAAGGAGTTCATCATGTCAACCAACTCGCAAATCGCATTCAACCCGCAAGGCGAGACTATCGTCG